ACCATGCGCCAACCGGACTCCTGCATGCCGGTCGACAACTCTGCGATGATCTCCTCGCGCGAGTGTCCACGCGCGGTCGCCTCAGCGATCAGCAGCGACGGCCCATCCGCATCCACCATGCATGCCTCACTTCCATGCTCTGATCCACACCTGTCCGCTCGCGCCCGCGCCGCCGCCGCGCCAGCTGAGCGTCGCGAACGAGCCGCCCGCGCCGCCACCACCCGGCGGGTTGCCTGCCTGGCCGGTGCCCCCGGTGGTGGCACCACCGGTGCCGCCGACGTAGGTGACACCGTTGAAGACGTTGTCGCCCGCACCAAAGCCCGCCTGCTGCGTCGAGGTGCTGTTGCCCGCCCCGCCCGCGCCGCCGTTGGCGGTCAGACCGGCCCAGCCCGTAGCGGTTGCCGTGGTGTTGCCGCCCGCGCTACCGCTGGCAGCCGACGAGTTGCCGCCCGCGCCACCCGCGCCGACGGTGCCGGTGATCTGCGTTGTGCCGGTTGGGATGTCGACGCCTCGCACCAGCGTCACCGACGCCCACGACCCGGCGAAGCCGCCGCAGCCACGCGTCGCCGCGCTCGCGCCGCCGCCACCGCCGCCGCCGAGCAGGATGACGTCGAGGTACTCGCTGCCAGCCGGGATGTTGTAGGTGTAACCGCCGACGGTGGTGAACGTCTCGGTGTACTCGACGAACGGCGGCTCGGCGGACCAGACCTCAACGAACGCCGACCCGTTCCACACGTGAATCGACTGCGGCTCAACGAACGCCGACCCGTTCCAAACCTTGGGTGCGCCGTCGACGAACGACGACCCGTTCCAGGCTTTGAGGCTCATTCGACCACCACATACAGGACGCCAGCAGTGCCCGTGTCGGGCAGCGTCGAACCCATCCAGATGCCTGTCGCCGACCCGTCCACCGACGCCTTGCCGTCGAGCGCGGATTGCAGGCCGGTGACACTGCTGATGCTGTGACTGTGAGACGAATCGGCTTTACCGGCAAGGCCGTTGTCGACGTAGTTCTTCGTCGCCGCGTCGCCGCTGGCCGCCGGGTCGGCGAACTGGGTGCGACCGTTGGGGTCACGCATCACCATCGTCGTGCCGGACGGCGCATTGCCAAACGGCACAACGATATTCACACCGTTCTCGTTGGTGACGTAGGTGCGCAACGCTGTGCTGGTGGCCATCACCGCACCGGCGGCGGCGACGTTGGCCGCGTCGGTCACATCGGCCCCGGCCTCGATGCCCGCCAGTTTGGTCTTCTCAGTGGCGGTGAACGCCTTGTTGGTCGTGCCGTCCACCAGCGAGTCCGCGTTGATGTTTGACAGCGCGTTGTCTGCCCCAGAGATCGTCTTATTGGTCAGGGTGCGCGCCTTCGACGCCTCGCTGGCCAGCAGCGCCTCAGCGCGCCGCCCCGTGACGAGGCCGGTGGTGCTGCCGCTGGCGTTGGTGATGTCGGCTTCGGCGATCTCCCCGTAGGTGCTGTTGTGGGTTACCCCGAGCAGCTGCATGTAGGTGCCGTCGAAGTAGAACAGCAGCGCCGCACCCGCGCTAACCTGCACTTGCGACGCGGCGGTGCCGTTGTTCGGCGACCGGATCGCCCGCGCCGTCGAACCGTTGATCGCCAGCGTCGGCGCGGCAGCGCTGGAGCCGTTCGTAAACGTGACCAGGAAGAAGTCGCCCGCTGCCGGGGTGTGCGACGCCCACGGCGAATCGAGGGTCACCGTCTTCGCGGCGGTCCCGGTCGCCGTCGCGCAGGTGCCGGTCATGAATTTCGCCTGCTTGTTCGCGATCAGGTTCGTGATCGTCGTGGCGAAGTTCGGGTCGTTGCCCAGCGCGTTGGCCAGCTCCTGCAACGTGTCCAGCGTGTTCGGTGCGCCGCCGACCAGATCCTCGATAGCGTCGGCCACCGCGTTGGTCGCCTCAAGCGCCGCCTCAGCAGCAGTCTCGGCGTGCCCCTCAGCCAACCCGGCGGCGTTGGTGGCCGTATCGGCAGCGTTCTGCGCGTCGGTGGCATAACCCTGCGCATCGGCGGCGTAACCCTGGGCTTCGGCGGCGTGCCCCTGGGCCACACCGGCGGCGAACTGGGCGATCGACGCGGCGGAGGCAGCGTCGTCGAGCGCCGGAATTTGGACACGGTGATCCGGCGCGGTCGACATCGCAAACACCAACTCGTCGTCGTCGAGCGTGATGTTGTCGACGCTGCGGCCCGCCGGACCTGCGGGGCCGCGCAGAATCTGGGTAGCCGTCGTGGACGCCACCGGCGCCACGTCAGCCAGGTCGACAGTCTCCCCGTCCTCGGCGGCGGCGAATGACCATGAGGCGACCAGCCTGCCCTTGACTCGGATCGACACCCGCCATTGCAGGTTCTCCAACCCCAGGCCGGGGTCGGAGGCCAGCAGCAGAATCGGCTCTTCGGCAGTGGCGATAGCGCCGTCGGAGCCGACGTTGACGGTCACCGCCGGTGGCCGCGAGTACACCACCCCGTCCCACACCAGGACACCCTTGGTGATGTTGCTTTCAAAATGCAGAATCGCCGACTGCCAGCTCTGCACCTCAATCTCGTCGTCGGCAATGCTGGCCAGAATCTCGAACAGATTGCCGGTGACCGAGAACGCGGGAAGCGCAGTCATCGATGGTCCTTTCAGTCGGCTCTCTCCAGCGTCTCCGCCAGAGTGAGACCCTCATTGTCGCCGGGTGCGGTGAACGTCCACGATTCGATGACGTTTCCACGGACAGAGATTTCCACGGTCCACCGAACATTGTCGACGGACAACCCTGGATCGTTGGCCAACAACCGAACCGGGGTCATCGTGCCATCGGAGGCGACGGTAGCCCTGACTTCCGGAGGCCGCGAAAACACCTCGCCGTCCCACTTCAACACGCCCTTGGGCAGCACCGGCACGAACAGCACTACCGCCTGAAACCAGCCCTGAGTGGCGATCTCCCCGTCGTCGCCCGCGCCCAGCGTCTGCATTAACTCGCCAGACACGACGAAGGAGGGCAGCGGCTCGGCCATCGACGTTTCCTCTCAGTCGGTCGGCGGTTCGGTTAGCTCATAACCTAGCTCAGCGAGCACCTCGGCGAACCCGGCTGGATGCTCAAACTGAGCCAGTGGCGTCATCCCGTTGGAGGGGTCGCCGTCGGCGTCGAGCACCACCGCGTGCTCGTCAGCCAGGAACACATCGGCGCGGTCAGGCAAGTGACTTTTAGCGATGGGCACGACGACACCGAATTGATTCAACAGTGCGTTCGCCCCCACGCTGGGAATCGTGACCAGCAAGTACCTACCGTCGGAGCACTGATAGAAGTTCGTGGTCGGGCAGAACTGCGGAAGCCCCTCCTGCACCAGTGTTGCTGTCTCTGTCATACGCCCTCCTTAGGGGTGTTCAACAGTTGAACACCCCTGTCATCACCGATAGAAGATCCACACCACACCCGACGCGCCGTTGCCACCGGTGCCGCCGACGGTCGGCAGAGCGAGGAACGCGCCGCCGGTTCCGCCGCCGCCACCGCCGCCGCCGGGATAGCCGCCGTGACCGCCGGGGTTGCCGTTGCTGTTGGCGTGACCGCCACCACCGCCGCCACCGCCGCCGCCGCCGCACTTGGTGAGCGCGCCAGCGCTGACGTTGCCGCCGTTCTTGTCGCCGCTGTTGTTGTAGGCGGTGCCGCCTTGGCCGCCGGGGGCGAGCACACTGGACTGGCCGGGCGAACCGGCGGTGCCGCCCTGGTCAATGGTGTTTGATGTCGACCCGCGACCGCCTGTGCCGCCGGAACCGGGCTGCGACGCCGTCGACGTGTAGCCGAACGTGGTCGACACGCCACCCGCGTCGCCCGGCGGCGGCGACTGCACCAGCAGCGTGCCGGTGTGCGGGGTCGAGTTGGCCTCCCGAATCTGCGACCGGCCACCGACGCCACCCGTGCTGCTGGCGCCGCCACCGGCGCCGCCCGCGCCGACCTGGATGTCGAGGTGTGTCGGCAGCGTCCCAACGTCGAGTGCCTGCACCAGAAACGATCCGTGCAGCCCGCCCGCGCCGGGAGTCGCGGTACCGGCGCCCTCGTTGCCGGTGCCGCCGTTACCGCCATTGCCGCCGCCGATCATTACGGCGATGAACTCGGTGATGTTTTCTGGCACAGCCCAGTTGGTGGCGTCCGCCGTGAACGTGGTCACCGTGTAGCCGTTGATGACGGCATCTTTGATCGTCTCGATCGTGTACTGGACGTCGGCCACATTGCCGGTGCCACCGCCACCGAACCAGCCGTTCCAGATGGCGTTGACCAGGTTGGTGATCGCCGGAACCATCGACTGGGTGATGGTTCCGATCACCGCTGCCGGAGCGGTCAGCAGATTGGTTGCCAGGTTGACCAAGTCGCTAGCGACTTGCTGAGTGTCGAGCAGCCAGTCACCGATTAGGTCAGCGATGTCCATGATGCGGTCGAAGATGCCGCCGATCAGATCGCCACCCAGCGCGCCCAGCAGCAGGTCAACCAGGGTCTCCACCCACTCGCTGACCGTCTCGATCGCCTCCGGGATCGACGGGATGTCGATGCCCTTGCCGTCCTTGAGCGAGTCGAGAAACGCGTCCCATGACGACAGGTCGATCCCAGCGATGTTGTTGACGAAGTCGACGATCTGGGCGCCCAGATTGTTAGCCCAATCGACGAGCTGGTCGAACGCCGCGCCGATGGGGCCGGGCATGAAAAGCCCGCGCAGCGCGGTCACCACGACTTGCAGGATCGACTCGGTGAGCTTGCCGCTAATGACATTGATCTGGTCCTGGGGCAGCGCATCCCAGGCGTTGATCTTCGGGAACGGGCCGTGCACGCCGCCGGTCTGCGGCGGCGGATTGATAGCCCAATCAGGTACCTCAGTCACGGAACTGGAACCACCTTCACTGCGAAGTGCGAAGCCGCGCCGGTAGTGGTGAACGTGTTGGAGCCAGACTGCCGCTCGGCGGTGAAGTAGATGTTGGCCGGGTCGCCAGCCTCAACGAGGTTGTAGTCCGACACCGAACCGGCGGGCGGTCCGCCGACCAGCACGGTGGCGATGCCTGCGGTGTTGACGCCGATCGGTCCCCGGCCTCGGCCGACGATGTTGCCTGACGTCGAGTTGTTCAGCCGCGCCATCAGGTCGACCTGAACGTCGGCGCCGGTACCGGTGATGACCGACCAGCCCTGCGGGTCGGGCCTCCAGGCGACCGGCTGGGGCGGGACGCTGACCGTGGCCAGCACATACGACGCGTTGCCTGACGGCGTGTTGTTGATGGTCGCTGGCCAGTACATGTCGCCGCACTTCTGCGGCGCATAGGTGAACGATGAGCCGTCGGAGTCGACAACGATCATGTACCCCGGCGTCATGGTGCCGTCGAGATTGTCGGCGTCCTCCAGGAGGAACGAGGCGGCGTCACCCTTCGGTCCCCGGTGCAGTGCCAGGGTCAGCTTGTAGACGTTCTCGCTGATCTCAGTCCACGATGCGCTGGCCGGGTTGGGATCGTCATAGTCGAGTTCAGTGAAATCGATGGAGGTGTCGATCACCGGCGTCTCGCCGTCGTCGCCCTTGACCAGCGCCGGGAAGCCGCCGAGTCCGCCGCTGGGCGCGGCGACGGCGATGAACATGTTGGAGCTGGGGTCCCAGTCCAGCGGGATGCGGAACTTCGCAACGTCGATGACCAGGTATTCCTTGCCGTCGATACTGGTCACGGTCCAGTTGGTTACCGGCATGAGGACCACCCTTCCAGGTGTTCAACAGTTGAACACCCTGTCGTCGTCATCTTTGTAAGTCTGATCGTCATTTTTAGAGCAAGCCTTGACTCTGCGGAGTGAGCAGCACCGTATTGATGGACTCGAACACCCCCGTCAGGAAGCGCTGATGCTTCGCCAATGGAGATTCCTCCGCCTTGCCGTCTCCTACCTGCAAGAGAATATCGCGATGCTCGGCGTCGAGCCGGAAGGTCACAACCTCGACATAGTCGGTGAAGATACGAGTCCGCTCCATGAACAGCACCGACACCAGGCCACCCTTGAAGATGTCCTTACCGTAGGTGTAGACCTCGCCGTTGCGGAACGTCACCAGCGCCGACACCCAGCCCCGCGAATCCCACATCGCGTTGATGAAGCCGAACAGTGTCTCGATGTTGTAGGGCGCGCTGGCCGTCGCGTGAAACACCTCGATGCCGGGGTGATACGGGCCGACATCATCACGCCGCTTGTAGTTTTGCGCCAGCTGAAACGCCAGCAACGTGTTGTTAAGGAAGCCCTCGAGCAGATTCGACGGGATGCCGGTGAAGCCGATCAGGATTGAGACCGCATCAATCGCCCAGGCGAAGAACGCATTCATCAAGTCGTTCAACCACTTAGGGCTTCTACCCCCGATAATGTGCTGCCAGCCCTTCGGGGTGTGGAAACTCAAGCGGGCGTCGACGACGTTGCCCTTCTCGCCCGGCTCCGGTGCGATCAGCAACGCCCACGGTTCGACGTAGTCCATGCCCAGCAGCTCGGAGATGTAGACCGCGTCGCGACCAGGCACCTTCTGGATGACTCCACGCACCTCCGAGAAGAACGACCCAGCCACGTCGACGATGGTGCGCACCGCCGAGTCGATCACCGTGCCGGTGGGGCCGGTGATCTTCGAGCGATCCTTGACCGTCACCACGTAAGTCGGCTGGGTCAACTTCATGAAATCGAAGTTCTGCGTCCAGTAGTCCGGCTGGTCGTCGCCGGGCAGCCACAGGTTGACCTCGACGGTCACGCCGTAAGCGCGGGTGATGTCGCTGATGACCTGGCCGCAGGTCTCCATGCGCACAGTCCGCGCGACCAAGGGGCTGGTGTCGAGCAGCGGGTTGGTCCGCACCACGTAGATCGGCGTCTTGAGCATCTGGAAGATGTTGCCGTTGCTCTGAAGCAGCGTACCGAACCAGGCGCGAAAGTCGGGATTCAGCGACAGGGCGTTGTTGACGAACTCCCACAGCCCCGACTGCAACCGCAGCGCGTTCTCGCAGATCATCGCCTCGATGCAAGAGCACAGCGGCCCCAAATAGATGGCGTGGCTGAGCAGCTGAGCCTGAATCGGCAGCCACCAGTTCGGCCACACCACGATGTAGTTGAGGATGTCGTAGATGCCCAGCAGCGAAGCCGTGCCGACCCACGCGCCTTCGACGAACTCATAGTCGAACGTGTCGACGTAAAACGCCATGCGGATACCGGCGGTCTCCACGATCACCCCGACCATCGTGGACTGGCAGCCCATGAAGACGTCGGTGAACTCCGACTCGCCCTTGATCTTGAGCTTGGCGGTGGCCAGCCCGTTACGCGGGTCTGAGCCGTCCAACTCGATCAGGTCGTCACCGAGCGAACCGATCGGTCGCCACAACTTATCGGTGATCGTGATGTCCCACCGCTGATCGACCGCCGACTCGAAGTCGGCCAGCACCTCGGCGGCGTTGGCCGCCGTAATCGGGTCGCCGTAGGCCAGCTCCTGGCGCAGCCGCTCCAGCGCTTCGCGGCGCTCATCGTCGGAGCGGTCATCGTACGGAGAGATAGTCACGACTCACCCCCTACAGCGGCCACCGCCGCAGCGGCGTCCCGGCAGCGACGATTCGACTGTCGGCGTCGCCGCCCACGATGCGCACCAGCACGTTGTACACCTTCGGCGGACCGGCCACTGGCTTCGGCGGAATCGGCGACGAGAACCGCCCCTCCAGCAGCGAGTACATGTTGCCCTGCGGCGGCTTGATGCCGAACCTCGACAGAATCTCCTCCTCCAGCGGCGAAGCGTTGTTGCCAGAGGCGAACGAGACGAAGTCTTTCAGCGCCTGCTGCCACCACTTCAACTGTTGCGGGCTGGGCGGGGTGGAGGTCAGGTCGACCACGCCGCGTTTACGCGGGTCGGACCGAATCTGCACAACCTGCCCGCGCTCCAGCGGGCCGAACTTCACGTAGTCCGTCGAGCCGGGGCCGCTGCCGATGTAGAAGGTGCCCGGCCCATACAGGGTGTAGCGGTCCCACATCGGCTGGTCGCCCATGTTGATGCGGCGCAGCATCCCCGACCGGACCGCCGTCTCGCCGGGGATGAAGTTGTCGCCGCCCCAGAACCGGCGAACCGACGCCGGAGGCAGCTCGAGGTTGAGTACCTCGTCGGTGCCCGACTCCATGCCGAACCCCATGCCCCGGTAGTCGGCGCCCATCTTCGACACGCCCGCCGAGTCGCGCACCGTCATCACCTCGGCGAAGCCGTGCACGCCGCGCAGCACCTTGAACAGCCGCTTGTCGTCGTGGTTCCCGGCGATCACGCACCACGTCTCGCCGGGCAGCGGCGGCACCAGGATGATCTTGTTGCGCAGTTCATGCTCGACGCCGTCGACGAAGGCCGACACCTCCACGTTGTGGCGTTGAATCCGGATGCGCACCCCGTTGTCGCCGGGGGTGTCGCTGGTGCCCAGCCGCACCCAGATATCGTTGTACGCCTCATCCCAGGGCGTCCACGCTGGGATCGAGCCGAAACGCATGTAGGCGATCTGGAGGTCACTGTCGGTGCTGTAGCCGGTGCGCCGGGCCACCGCCGTACGCCCCTTGTGATTGTTGCCCAGCTTCCAGTTGACCTGACGCCGACCCGGCCCGAGCAGTGCGGCCAACAAACCCGAGCGTTCCCGCCCGGCGACCATCTCGCCGTTGCCCTCGCCGCCGACGTACTCGATGGTCCACCCGTCGAGGTCATCGAAGTCGTCCTCAAGGTCGACCACGTCGAAGCGGAACTCATCGACGTCGTCGTAGGACCGCCAGAATGCGTCGGCGGACTTGAACGCCCACCCGAACTTCTGCTTGGTGAAGTTGCCGCCGAGCATCTTGTCGACCGGGTTGCGAGTCCACCGAACGTTCGACCACCATCGGCCCGCGTGGTGATCGAAGAACGCCAGTTCGCCCGGCTTGCGCGCGTCCCAGGCGGCGATCCAGTCCTGCACTAGTCGCGCGGTGGACTGCGGGGTTTTGCCGGAGATTTCGATCTCCATGTCGCCGTCGATCGGGTCGTACAGGGCGTCGACGAAGGTCACACCGTCCTGGGTGGCGCCCTTCTGTTCGATGGGGCGCCACGGCGGGATCAGTCCGGACAGGCTTTTGATCTGCACGCTCTCAGGCGCGTTGACCGGATCGGGTACGGCCAGCCCGCCCATCAGGTTGAAGACGATGGTGCCGTCATGGGACGTGTACGACATGTTCGGCTTCTTGCCTGACAGCAGCCAATACGCCCCGTGTGGGGTGATCGGGTTGGACGGTATGCGCTTAATCGGAGCCACTGTTCACCTGCCTTCGCCCTGTTCAACTGTTGAACACCCCATCATCGCGCCCCCGGCACCGGCTGGTAGCGGGCGAGGTCCTGCCCTGCGCGCGCCTCGGTCGACTGGCTGATGTAGCGCTCGATGTTGACGGCGGTGTAGTTGTCGATGCCAGGCCGGTATCCGGTGCCGGTGTGCTGGGTGCGGTTCGGGTCCATCTGCTGGGCCGCGATCTGCTCCGGCGTGGACGGGCCGACACCCGGCAGCAGACGGCCCTGACCGAGCGCATCCTGGGCGATCCCGCCCGCCAGGTTGGGCAGCGCGGGGGCTGCGCCGACGATGCCACCGACCAGTCGGGTGATCCAGTTCTCGTTGGCCAGGCTCGATCCGCCGGTCGGCAAGAGCGTCTCCATGAGGCCCTGCACGCCGATGCCCGTCGCCTGGGCACCGAACTCGATGGCGCGCTGAATCTCCTGAATGCCGATCTGCAACGCTGCTGCTGCTGCCGCGCTCGCCGCACCGCCGTCGGTGCCGCCCGCCGCGCCGCTGGCAGCCAGGCCTGCCGCCGAGCTGGCTGCACCGGCGATCGCTCCGGCGATGCCGCCGCCGATGGACAGGCCGGGACCGTAACCCTGATACGGCTCCACCTTTGAACCGATATGGCTGCCAGCAGTCGGCACGCCCGCAGGCTTGGGCAGCTGCTGAATGGGCGGCGGGGCTGGGTCGAGCGCGCCTAGTTCCTGCAGCAGCTGCACACCGCCGCGGAGCGGCCGCGTCGACTCGCCGCCGGGCTTCGGCGCCGACCCGCTGGTCGGCTTCTGCCCGATCGGCAGCAGCAGCGAATCGACCGGAGTGGGGATGGTCAGGTCCGGGCCGCTGCCGGTCTTCGGCGTCGGCTTCTGCTCGATCGGCAGCAGCGGCAGCGGATCGAGCGGAGTGGGCTTCTGCCCAATCGACCGCGGCCGCGGATCGAACGGAGTGGGGGTGACCCAGCCGCCGTCCTCGTAGCGGTTGATCTGCTCCAGCAGCGGCCCGAACTTCTGGGCCGAGTCGCGGTTGACCACGAACTCGCCGGGGGTTGCGCGGATCAGGGTGTTGTCGATACCTGTAGAACGCCCGCTGATCCAGCCGCCGCTGGCCTTGCCCTCGAGGTCCATGATGAACGAGTCGAACACCTTGGTCCACTCGTGCACATCGTGGAGCTTCTGCCCCTCAGCGGCCTCCCTCTTCCAGACTCGGATCGGCGTCTTGCCGGATATCACATCGGGCCACAGCAGCTCCTTGACGAAGGCGTATCCGCCGCGCCGGGCGAGCTTGCTGGCATCGGGGGGAAGCGTGTCACCCATCATGGGGTTCATGCGGTGATCGCCCTCGATAATGACGTTGGCGTCCCGCGCGGTCCGGGAAAGGGTGCTTCCCTCCGGCCCGTTGACATAAAGCCGATGCGGATACCCCGGCATGAACGACATCTCGGTCCACGTCCAGCCGCCGCCCCTGCCGTGCATGACGCCCTGCTCGTTGAACATCGACCGGACATCATTCGGGTCGGGCAGCCACAGCGCGCGGTAGAAGTTCTCGGGGTTCAGCGGGATGTTGTGCCCAACGTAAGCCGGGTTGGTGACCCACATGTCCTTGGACGTCCCAGTCGTCCCAGGAAGACCGATGTGACCCAACTCCTCCAGAGTGCGCTTCGGCTCCGGAGGGAAGGGACCGAAGGGACTCAGCGGGGCGTCACCCTTCCCCGCTGCGCGCCGGGTCGCCGCCGCCACAGCCTTGCTGCCGCCGCCGACAGCGCCCGCGCCGGGGATGAACATCGTGCCGACATCGAACAGGGCGCCGCCCGCCGCGCCGAACGGGTCGGACTTCCACTCATCCCAGTGGGTGACAGCCTTGCCCAGCGCCTTCCACGACTCGGCGACGCCGGGAGCGCCGCTGCCGCCAAGGCCGATAAGCGGAGCCATCGCTTTCACCGTCTCCACCGGATGCTTGACGGCTTCGACTAGGCCCTTGCCTGCATCGACGGCTGCGCGTCCGAACCCGGTGAACAGGTTCAATGGGTTCCAGTTGGTGACGGTGCCGCCGTCCTCAAACCCTGGAATCCGCCCGGCGTTGATCTCCTCCAGCAGTGGCCGGAACTTCTGAGCGGCCCGCTTATTGACGATGAACTCGCCGGGGGTTGCGCGGATCAGGGTGTTGTCGATCGTGCCGCCGTACTGGTAGCCGGGTGCGCCGGGGACCTTGCCGGTTATCCGGCTGTAGTACTGAAGTGCGGTGCCTCGCTGGTTGTAGTTCAGCAGCGCGGCGTTGTACCCACCAGCCTCCGGCTTAGCCGGGCGCTGCACCTTGAGCGCCTGGTCCCAGGGGTCGGGGTTGGCCAATCCCTGACCGGTGTTGATGTACTGATCGATGTACCCCCGAATGGCGTCAACAGGGTTGTTTCGGTCGCCGTACTTGTTGTACGACGAGTCCTGCTGGAACGGCCCGGTGACCACCGTGCCGTTCTGATTCTGCGGGCGGTAGGCGGCAGGGTTGGTGCCCATTGCCGACTCCTGATTGAGCACGGCCAAGCCCGCAAGAATCTGCTCCCGATTGAAGCCTGCTGCCTCTGCCTGCCTGATGAACTCAGCAGCGACCATATCGGCCGTATTCGAGGGCTGGAATTGGGACAGCGCGTTCTGCACGGTCTGCTGCGCATAGGTCTGCGTCGTCGCCTGAAGTGCATCTCGCAGCGCGATATGCACATGCGAGTTGGCGCCGTAATGCTCGGCCATCGTACTGGCCGGATAGTTGTACGGCTTGCCCTCGTCGATGTTGCCGGTGAACCCAGGTCGCCCCCAGATCAACTCGGCAAGCTGCGGCCCGAAGTTTTTCGACATGTGGGTGGCGAACTGCTCCAACACCTCGTCGGGACCGTCGATGTCAAGAGCCTCACCGCGACCGTGATGCCCTGGATCGCCTTTGCGGAGTCCCGACGTCACCGTCAAACCGAACTGCTTGGCGATCTCGGCAATCTGATTCATATAGGGGTTAGACCCCATCGGCCCCGGCTCTCCAGTGACCGGGGGAACCCCCAGTGAAGCCGGAGTGTTGCCGTTGACGCCAGGGACCACCGCCCCGCCGAACATCTGGGCGGCCTGCCACTGCGCCAGCTCGTCTGGGTTCAGCGCGTACGGCGACTTGTAGTGGCCAGCCATCGCGGCGGCGATGCCGACCAGGCCCGACCCTGTGCCCTCGCCGCCGGGGAACCCAAGCATGACCTGCTGGGCCTTCATCTGGCCCAGCATCGGCGCGGCGGCGACGCTGGCCACGAACTTCACCAGGTTCTCGGCCATACCGGCCAGGCCCCTGCTGATGCCCAAGTCGGGGTCGAGCACATCACCCAGTTCGCCCAATGACTGGCGCAGGTCTTCGGCGAAGCGCTCTGTCTGTGTTGCCAGCTCGATGAACTCGCCGCGCTCGGCCTCCTTCAGCGAGCGCTGCGCCTCCAGCCAGTCACGCTCGGCCTGGATGACATCGTTCGCCGCCTTGTTGATGTCGTCCTGGGTCTTGTTGCTGTCGCTCTGAACCTCCAGGAGGTGGATGCGCGCTTCCTCGGCCTTGATCCGAGCGTTGTCGAGGTCGTTCTGCTCCTGCCAGATTTTGAACGGGTCGGTCCGGTAATAGCCAGTCTTGCCCAGGTTGTTCCAGTCAGGCGGCAGGTCGGTAATGCCCTCGGGCACCTGCCACTGCGCGCCGGGGAACGTGCCGATCGGGATGTTGCCCAGCTCGTAGGTGCCAGGCGTAGCGACGAACTCGGGCGCATCGGGCACGTCGAACAGCGGCACCCGCGTTTCGGGGTCGATGCCGAAGTTCTCGAAGACGCGCTCCATCGCGTAGGAGGATGGAGTTTCGGAGGGATCAAAGTTATCGAAGAACTGCCTGTATTTGATGTCGTCCGCCATCTTCTGGCCGAACTTGTCCCACCCTTTACGAATCAGGTCCTCCCAGAACGGCAGGATGGGGACCGCATTGCTGAACCACCGATCCGGCGCGCCCTCAGGCCGCTCCTTGTCGAGGCTGAAAGGCAGGTTCGGGAACATGTCTTCGATTGCCATCCCGATGGTGGCGATCAACGCAAGCGGGCCAGCCAACTTCTTCAGGCCGGTAGCAGCTTTGCCGAGCGCGCCCAGCAACCCGCCCGTCGAACCTGCCACGCCCGTCGCTGCGGAGGCTGTCGCCGTACCCATCAGTGCGATGTTGAGGTTGCGGACCGCCTTGATCGCATCCTTCGTCCAGCCCAGGAATCGGGTGAACAGCCACGCCTCAGCAAGTTTCGCCAGTACGGACCCTGCGGAATCCAACTCGACCCCGAAGACGTTCAGGAAATCCGACGCACCCTTGAAAACCGACGCGATGTCCTCGAAGAAGGTTTTGAGCGTGCGCAGGAACAACTCGATCAGATCGGTCATTTCCTGCATGGTGTCGCGGAACCGCTCGATGTCCTTCTGGTTCTTCAACCCGAAGACGTCGTAGAGCATGACACCGAAGTCGCGCAACGCAGCGCCGACAGCCTTGAGCGCCTCCCAGCCGGTGTCCATGAACTCTTTCAGGGCGCCGGAGTCCCGCGCATCCCCCAGGAAACTCGCGAAGCTCCTAGCGATATCAGCAAGATCTTTGGCCACGTCGGGCAGCACCTCAGCACCGGCGTCGGTGAGGATCAGCATCGCCTCGGCGAGCGGCTGGATCGCCGGTTGCAGCGACTTGAATGTCGCGGCGATATTGTCGGTGATGCGCCCAACGGTCTCGCTGCCGTCAGGGGACAGCAACAGCGTGGTGACGCTTCGCAGCCCCCTGTTCATCGAGGCGGCGATGCTAGTCGTCATCTCCTCGACCGCCGGGCCGAGCTTCCGCGTCAGCGAGTAGATCATCTGCGGGACGTCCGTGAAGAAAGCTTCCTGCGCAGCGACCTGCATCTGCTTGAACTGCGGCATCAGATGCTGAATGGTCAGCGCGGCCTGCTGCGCGCTCGGGGCGAGCTTGTGAATGCCCTCGGCGAACTTCTCCAGGTCGCCCTCAATGAGCGCGCTGATGGTGTCGCCGAACCCGGCAGTCGCCATCTTCAACGTGCCGAACGCCGCGCCTGCTGCGCCTGCGGCGGCGGGCAACAGCGCCAGCGACTGCGACGCGGCGATCACGCCGTTGGCCATCTGGAAGAACAGCGTGCCCAACGGCAGCACCAGCGTCGGCGTCACCACGCCCAGCGGGGTCAACGCGCCCAGGTTGCGCGCCGCCCAGCGGCCCGGGTCGAACTTGGGGTGGCTCTTGCTCGCGGTGCCCGCGATGCGCCGGGCAGCGGCCTCTTCTTCGGCCTTGATGTGTCGATGCAAAGCGTCGCTGGCGTCGTCGGCCTTCTGCCGATAGGTGGCGTAAGCGTCACTGGTGCGGACCAGCTGCTCGCGCAGCTGCTCGGTCGTGGTGGAGCTGTCCCGCGCCATCCGCTTGTACTTGCCGAACTCACGGTTGGCCCGGTGACCTGCGTCAGCGACGGAGTTGAATGTCCGCGACAGCCCGGCGTTGGAGGCGATCACATCCTCGTTCGCCTTGCGCAGGTCCGTGATCTCTCGGCGCACATCCCGGCCGCCAGCGGCCAGCTTTTTCAGCCGGGCATTGTGGTCGGAGACGAACTGATTCGCCCGGTCCTGCACGCTAACCAGGCCTGAGAGTCCTTCTCGAGCTTTCTCGGCGTCCTCCCGGTACTGCTTGAAGGCCGAGTTCACGCGTAGGAATTGCGTGCGCAACTGCTCCGCCGAGACTGAACTGTCCCGGGCCATCTGCTTGTACTTGCCGTACTCCTCGTTGGCCTTGTGTGCGGAGTTGTTGGCGGCGTTGAACGCCCGCGACAGCGCGTTGTTGTTGCGGATCGTCTCAGCGTGCGCGCCGTTCAAGCTTTCAAGCTCTTTGCGCACATCCTTGGTGCTGGTGCGGAGTTCGCGAAGCCTGCTGTCGTGCGCGGCGACGAACGACTGCGCGCGGTCGTGCGCGCCAGCGATGCTGAGGATGCCCCCTCGGACCTCGTTGATGACCTTGCGCTCGGCGGCGTGAGCGTCGCGAATCTTCTGGACCTGGTCGCGGAACTGCTTGTAGGAGGCAGTTCCCTCCTTGACCATTTCCTTGAACTTCTCGCGCTCCCGCTTGGTGCGCTCCTGAGCCTCAGACACCCGATCCATCTGCCGCCGGATCGTGGTGTTGTCCTTGATGAGATTCAGGTTGGCGGAGTGCAGATCCTCCAGCCCGCGACGATGCTTGTTGGTGACCCGCGTGAGGTCACGGAACTCGCCCTTGCTCTTCCCGACCAGGGTGTTGATCTTGTGCCTGGTCTTGCGAGCCTCTTCCTCCTTCTTGTTCAGCGCGTCGATCGACTCGTTGAGTTCCCAGGTGGAGCGGGTGTAGTCGTTGACGCTCTTGGAGGCCTGCTGAGCGGCGAATGCCACCTCCAGCTCAGCCTGAGCAACCTCACGCCGAGCCTCTGCGAGGTCCTTTTCCTTCTTGGCCTTCGTCTCAGGCTTGCGGGGACGGCGACGCTCCACCGACGCCAGCTTGGCCTCGGCCTCCTCCAGCCGCCTGGTCGCCAGCGTCAGCGAGTCGACCTTGTTGATGAGGGTGTCGTAAGCGGCTGACTGCTTGTCCGTATTGCGAACGATCTCCTTGGAGCGGCCGATCGTCCCCTTGGCAGCCTTCTCCCACCGGGTGTTGATATCCCCTTCCAGGGAGTCGACGTACCGACGAAGCTGTTCGCCCTCCTTGATGAGGTCACGCTGCCGGAGGTGCGCAATGATGTCGATGTGGATGGCCATCAGTCGTCCTCGTCGTCGCCGAACTCGTCAGGGGTGTTCAACTGTTGAACACCCGGACGGGCCGCGAAGGCGTAGAAGCTCTCGCGGACCTCCGTTTGAGCTTCGGCCTTCTCGGCCATCTCGCGCAACTTCGCCGGGGAGTAGAAGATCATCGACCCGTACTCCTCGCCCTTCACCTTGGGCATGTAACCGGCGCGCAGCACGGCAAGCTCGTTGGCGATCTGCGCCCACATCTTGCGGTCGAGGTCGTACTCTCCGCCGCGAACCGCTGTTTTGAAGGCACCTTCCTCGGGCATGAACTCCAAGAGCTCGAGCAGCTCATAGGAGGACATTGTCCCATCGTGCCATTCTTTTATGCGCCGATGGTGGTAGCGCGACAGGTCGCTAGCTATCTGCCTCGGATACTGCCTCCAGAGCCAGTGCGCCTCCATCACTTTTCGGGTCAAGCTCTTGGCGTTCCCGAAGCTCGGCCGCCTGGCGACTCCAGATGCGCCACACGTCAGCTGCGGACTTGCCGCCTGCGCGCAGCTTGGCGTACCCCTCCTCGCCAAGGGCGATCTTGGCGACGCGCACCGAGTGCGGCGGCCTCACCAGCTCGCCGTTCTTGCGGTAGGGCCGCTTGAGCGCGCCGCGCTGGGTGGTGGCAGGCAGCACCACGCCACTCTCGGTGCCGTCGGGGTTGCGCAGCCGCTGCTCGGGGATGAAGACGTCTTCCTCGCGATCGTAGGACTCCATCTCGAACTGGAGTTCCTCATAGGCAGCCATTGCCTCATCGTCGAGCATCCCCAGGTCGGGGTGCGGCGGCACCAGGATGACCTCGCCGTTGTCCAGCTCCAGGGGGGTGTCAGCGAACAGCGAGTCATAGGCGTTGGCCTGCTCGCGGGCCTTGAGGCCAGCGTTCGGTTCGGTGTGGGGAAGGTTGCGAATGGGCTTATCCGTCATAACGCATGGTCTACCAGATAAACCCTCGCGCGTTCAAACATGCATTTTGCACAGCCAACATTGATGTCCTATGGTTGACAACATGGCTGGAGTGAGATCAGAACTGGGACCGACGGCGCAGGCCGTCGCCGCTGCCGTTCTCCGGCATCGCGAACGAATGGGCTGGGGATACGCACGGCTGTCCCGCGAACTCACCAAGGTCGGCCGCGACATCCCCCCGCTCGGGCTGAACCGCATCGAATCCGGCGCCCGCCGCGTCGACGTCGATGACCTCACCGCGCTAGCCGTGGTATTCGGAGTCTCGCCCACCTCGCTGATGCAGCCGCAAAGCGCTGACCCCGACCAGCTGGTCCAGCTCACCGGCACCAACATGATCCCGGCCAAACGCGCCTGGGACTGGCTCACCAGTGGCTATCCCCTGTCGGGGTCTGTCCTGTCGTTCTACAACTACGCGCTGCCCGCCTGGGAGCGTGACGCTGTCGAGGAATCGTTGGGCGCCCGCCGCGATTACCCCGAAACGACTGAGCCGCCGGTGCTGGAGACAACCTCCAGCCCGGCGGCTCAGTGATAGATGCGCTAGCTGGCGCCCTTGATGTCGGTCCAGCCGTCGCCCGCCACCCATTCGTAGTAGTACAGCGGGACCAGCTCGTCGGAGTCGGGGTTGTTGGGGTCCTTGCCGACGAAGTACGGATCAGGCAGCACCATGTAGCCCAGCGACCCGGCATCCGGATCAGTCTTGGACCGGCGGAACGAGCCGATGTCGTTGAGCTTGCACAGCGAGTAGCCCTCGGCGGTGTACAGGAACTTGCCCCGCTTGCGGCGCGCGAACATCAGGATGATCTGATACTCCGGCCCCTCGTTGTCGACGGGCTTGCCGATGCCGAAGTCCTCGGTGCCGGGGTCCTCGACGATCGAGTTGCCGTCGGCGTCTGACAGGGCGAGGTTCATCCGCAGGCGCTTCATCAGCGGCTTGACGGTCTCGACCCCCGTGAAGTTGATCGAGATACCCTCGCTGGTCAGGTCCGAGTCGAACGGCATGTTCGACTGCAAGATCATCTGGTTGTCGTTCGAGATGTCCGGCGCTCGCTCCGGGCCACCGTCCTCGGTCAGCGCGCCGATCAGGTGGAAGCCCTCGTTCGGCTCGGGGTTGGTGATCCAGTCACCATCCACCAGGATGTGCGCGAACAGGTCGTCGCGCGGCTGCCCGTCCTCGGCGAACGGCGACCAGTTGCGAACCGGCGGATTGCCGGGTGCCCAGGGGCTGATGTTGGTGGCCGCGCCTCGGTTGTCGCGAATCAGGATGGCCGCAAGACCGCCCCGGTTGTTGAACCGGGAGTCGACGTTGCCGAAGCCACCTGCACGCCAGGTGGTACCAGTTGCGGGAATGCTCATTGTGGACGCCCTTTCCTCACGGTGAATACTATGCTATTCCGCTGCCGATCTAGTCATAAGTCAGGCCGAATTGGTACCGCGCCACGTATGCGATGACGTTGTCGCTTTGATACTTCATCCGCCGTGGCGACTCGAAGACCCTCATCCAGTCGATAGTTGCATCTGCCTCCAAAGAGCGTCCCAGTAACAACATTCGACGATGCACGCGATCCTTGATATCGCGTGCGGCATCTTCGCCATTCTTCTTGTCGCACAGAATCATGAGCTGAACCACCGGATCGGAGGTCGACTCATCGATACTCTCCTTGCCCGCCACCTGCTCCACGATGATGAACGGCAGCGGGTCGCCCGGTCTGCGAGTGTTGGCAGTCGGATACTGTTGCAGCATCCACTGCACCGTCAGCGTCTCAGCGTCGAAGGGGCCGACATCCAGAATCTCGGTCACGAGCCGGGAGTCCCCCCGAACGCTGCCGCTGTCTTGGCCGCGAACGCGTACGCCTCAGTGGGCGTGTTCCAGCCCCAGTGGTGTTCGCCATCCAGGTCCCACCAGTTGCCCTTGCTATTCGCCGGGTCGTAGTCCGGAGGGGTGCCGTACTCGAGATACTCGGCATTGTCGGCGGACGTCACCACGCGATGCTTCCAGTAGAACCGACCGCCGATCTTGCGGCCCATCTCGTCGACGGTGCCCGCTGCGTGCCGGGCGCGCTCAGACTCGATGTGAATCGAGTGCTTGTAGAAGCCGGTGGCGTAGCGGTCGCCCTCATCGGGCGCGAGAGCCTGCCAGAAGTCCCTCACCTCTTCGGCGTAGTCGAGCGACTTCTCCCAAATCTCGCTGTCACGCGACGCCTTCAGCTGAATCTCGTTGTGCAGCTGCGTCCGGTTCACCGGCATCGGACACCTCCTCGGCCTCCTTGGCGGCAGACTTGTCCTTCTTGGCCTTGGCCGGGGTGTTCAACTGTTGAACACCCTTGGTCTTGGCGGGGGTGTTCAACAGTTGAACACCCTCAACGGGGGTGATGTAGCCCTCCAGTTCAGCGGCATCCTCATCGTCCAGGGAGACGATCTGACCGGGCATCTTGTAGCGATAACCCGGCCCCACGGGGACGTAGCACTGGGCCACAACCTTGTACTGGCGCACGCTGACTCCTCTATCCGATGTGCCTCTTCGAGTAGATCGTAGCTTTGAAGGGCTTGGTGAAATCGTCGAAGCATTCGACGCCAGCAACAATGTCGTACTCGATGCCGTTGACGCGAATCGTGTCGTCGGGCTGGGCCGCGACCAGCTTGGCGTACAGGTCGTCGTCGTACTCGTGCGTCGGGATTGTCGACTTCCAGATTTGGGTGGCCACGTCGAACGACAGCTCGACGGACTCCTTGAAGGTCAGCGGTCGGTGTCGGCAGCCGGGCAGATCGACGGTCTGCTCGATGACCGGGTAGGTGCCCAACTCTCCGGGGGTGCTGCCCTTGACGTGCTGCACCAGCGTAATGGTGATGTGGCCGAACGACATGGCTACTTCGGGAACATCGTGAACTTATCGCAGCCGGTCGCGGCCACAACGCCTTCGACAGTGACGGCCATCAGTCCTCCTACAGGAACTCGACGGGCGGCAAGGTGTAGTTGCACATGACGTTCTTGACCGACGCCAACGCCTGGTCGGCCAGCGCCGCGTACGGATCGGCCCAGCGGTAAGTCACGTCATCGACCTTCTTGGCCACCAGTTCCAACTCGCCACGACCGGAGAGTTGCGCCTGCCCCATCTGATCGACCATCGACAGCACGGCGTACCGCCAGTCAGCAGCCTCCGTGTCGTCGTAGCCGTGGGTCAAAACCACTTCGATGGACTGGTAGAACGACGTCCACCAGCCGTTGGACCTCTTGCGAACGCCGACCGGGCGCGACAGCGCGCCGGGTGGACCGCCCGCAGACCAGCCCACTGAGGACGGATCGATGAGAACGCCGTCCTCGGTGATGCTGGTCAGGGCGACGACCCGCCGGGTGGGCAGCATGAGGATTCTGCTGCCCGGCCCGTCGAGCGTCAGTGCATCGTCGATGCGAATGGGGTTCACATGCCAGCCGCAGTGCTGCCGCGCTGCGTTCAGCGCTGCGGCCAGGAGTTTCTCAGTCTCAGGATCGTTCGCCTTGAGCCGCCCCTTCGTGAACGACTCGACATCGTCGGCGTTCAACTCGGGCATGAGACTCCTACAGGGTCGGCTTGGCAGCCGTCTTCAATTCGGCTGCCGGGGCGACGGGTTCCTTCGACTTGGACTCGTCCGCAGGCTCGCTCTTCTGCTCACCCTTGGGCTTGCGCACTGCCTTCTTGGCGGAGGTCTGGAGTCGGGCCAGCTCCTCGTGGTTGACTGACCCGACTCCGACGACCTCGCCGCGTCGAACGTAGGTCCGCATTACGAGCGCACCAGTGGAACGATCGCGTCCTCGTTGACCACCAGGGTCGAGAAGTACCCGGCGTAGGCGACCTGGAGGCCGAACACCGATGGCTCCACGACCTGGAGGGTACCGACGCGCTGCTCGAACGCCTCGACAGCCGCCGTCGAGAACAGGTAGGCGTCACCCGGCGCCAGACCGGCGGACATGACCACCGAGATGCCGGAGATGGTGCCCATCTGCCCCTGCGCGAAGTTGCCAGCGTTGAAGCCCGGCGACTGCGCGTTCTGCGGATTCACCGGGGCGAACAGCGGCCCGAAGTCACCGAGCACATCCGGCGCGATGGCCAGCACCAGGCGACCCTGGCCCTTGACTGCGGTGTAAACCGTGCCGACGGCCTCCCACAGAGCTTGCGCCACCAGGTCGGCGGTCGGGACAGCGCCGTAGGAGATGGCCGGGGTGCTGGTGCTGGCGAGAGCCTCGCCAACCAGGGCCTCGGTCTCGATGGCGTACTGCTGACCCAGGCCGTTGACCACCAGGTCCAGCGCCGACGGCGACGAGAAGTCGATCGCCTGCCGCGACACGTTGACGTAGCCGCCGAGGGTCTTGGCGTTGACGGTCAGCCGGTCGATGACCATCTTCTGGCTGGTCAGTTCCGACTTCTCGTCAGCCGGTCCGCCGTCGGTGCCTTGCAGGCCGACCGCCGGATGCTGGGTGACGATCGGGCGGTAGAAGGTCGCGTTGTTCAGCGGCAGGGTGCCCAGGGTGGACACCAGCGGGCGAGCCGAGTCGATGAAGTCGATGACCGGACCGACGATCGGATCAGGGATCACGCCCAGCGAGTCCGAGGTGCGCTGGTGGTCGGCGGCGCGCGAGTAAACCTCGAGCCGCTCAGCGGCAGCCTGGTTGCCCTGCGCGCTGTTCCACATGTCGAGCATGTACTCGCCAACCGAGCGATACTCGACCTCGTCCTTGGGGGGCTGACCGCGCATGGCCTGGATGGCCGCGTCGACCGCGCGACCCTTGCTGCGGGTCTCGAAGGCGATGCGGTTCACCTCCTGGGCCTGCTCCATCTGGTCCTTGATCTGCTCCATGCGGCCCCGGCATTCGGCGACCATCTTGCCCTCTTCCTCGTTGATGTCACGATTCGAGGCGTTGGCGCGCTCATAGATGCCGCGGACCAGGGACTCCTTCTCGCGGAGTTCGTTTTCCAGGCGACGGATGTACTCGTCGCTCGATGCGATGTTGCTCATCAGAGTTGCTCCTTGGAGGTATGGAAGCCGTCTGCTTTCACCCAACAGCCCTCTCGGCTAGCGAGACCGAACTCCGGTCAGCCCTCTCGGCCAGCGAAGATCATGCGATCTTTACGAGGCCCAAGATTAACATGACAAACATGACATCCCCCGCGAAAGACCCGTTGGCACTCAGGTCCGAAACCTCGTCCTTCACCCCTGGTAGTAGGGCGCAGAATCAGTCGGCGGGCAAACCCGACTACAAGGTGATCGCGCTACAGGCAGCGGTGTCGATACTGCGGGGTGCCGGTCCACGGCCCCGCAAGCAGGAGGTCGTGGACATGGCCAAGGCGTTCCACGACTTCCTGACCGGCTAATTCAGCGTCCACTCTTTCGCGGCAGCGATGACCTGCTGCCGCGCCTGGCGCAGCTCTTCGCGAGTCCACCGGCTGTGCACGGAGTCCCGATGCATCCGGCGAACGAAGGTCGGCTTATCGACGGGCACGATCCGCGCGCCCAGGTGAGCCAGCCCGATCCAGAACGTGGTGTCGATCCAGTCGTTGCGGGTGTGCCAGGGCCGCTGTCGCCAGTACCTGAGCCGGAACGCCCCGCACGACAGCACGCAATGCTTGGCCCGCAGCACGTTTTCCCTGCTGGCATGCGGGAACAGTTGCGGCTTGCCGTCGACGAGTGCGCCGGGCGCGATGACGTCGGCCTGGTCTTGCAGCCGCATGTAAGTCTCGATGGCGTCGGGCAGCAGGGTGTCGTCGGTGTCGAGGTGCATCCCCCACTCGGTGGTGGCGGACCGGAAAGGCGCGTTGCGCGCCGAGCCGAATCCCTCGTAGGTGACCCTGCTGAGCACGACAGGCACGCCCGCCGACTCCAGGATGCGCGCAGCCTTGTCGATGTAGCCGGGTTCGTTCAAGCCCGCGTCGGCGATGCTCGCGTACCGGGGCTTGACGGTCTGAGCGGCGATCGACTCAGCCCATTCGGGCAGGTACTTGCCGTAGTCGCCCCAGCAGCCGGTACCGACGGTGATGTCCATCAGCACTCCACCACCCACAGGGGCCGCTGATAGTTGGCGTCATAGCCGGGCGTGTAGGTGAGCACCCGCGCACCGGTGGCTTCGACGGCAGCGTGGATCGCAGCCGAATGCTGGTGCTGGCTGGCCTTGGGCAGCACCTCGTCAGGGTTGGCGGTTTCGATGAACACTGTCGGCGCAGCGGCCAGCAGCGCGTCAAGCATCTCGCGCCACTGCTCGACGTGATGCAGCACCGACAGGCACAGTGCCACGTCGAAGGTGCCGAGTCCACGCACCTCGCTCGGTGTCAGTCGGCGCTTGAGGATCTCCACGCCGGGGGAGTGTTCAAGTGTTGAACAGTTGTCGACGGCCAGGCATCGGGCGCCGAAGTCCTCAACCAGCCGCCGCGAGAAGTAGCCGATGTAGGCGCCGAAGTCCAGCACAGTGAACCCGGTCCGACCCGCGAGGTGGTCGGCTATGGCGCGGTACCGCGAGTCGGAGTCGCGCCGCCCTGGCCTGACCTGTCTGCCGTCAATCCATACTGGCTGGTAGCTCACTGATCCCCCAGACCGTCTTGAGTGATTTCTTGTGCTCGGCCCCCAGCCACATCCGGTAGTGCGGGAACCGTAGATGGATGTCGGGTGCGGGAACTCCAGACGAGTCCGGACCGTGCAGGTCGTAGGACTTGTGGCCGGGCATCCGGATCGCAGTCTCCCAGTCGATCAGCAGCGGGCCGTCGGGGGCCTGCACGACGTTCTCGATGTGCACGTCGCGGTGGTGGATGCCCTCAGCTTCCAGCCTGCGCAGCAGGTTGACGATCTCACCGATGGGCCGGTAGTCGGGCAGCTCGATGCACGGCGGGTAGTAGCGGGTGACCATGACGCCCTTGTCGAGGTCGGCGTCGATCAACTCGGGGTGGGCGTAGTCGAGGTCCTGGTACCAGCGAATCTCTCGGGCTGCGGTGTCGACGTCCTTGTAGTACTTCGTCACCAGACCCCGCCCCCGGTCGATGACGAGGATGGAACGGGTCTTGGTGATGTGACTCAACAAGTCGACCGGGTCAGCTGCCGCTGTTACGGACCCGCTCCGACGCCCACTTGAGGATCGGGTCGTTGAGAAACTCGTCCATGCGCGGGGTTGGCGACAGCACCTGCTCTTCGGCGGCCGCCGGGTCGCTGGACCGCATGGCCAGAATCTTGGCCCCCTCGTAGGCGGGCTGGCCCACGAACGCCAGATGATCCAGGAATGCGCGGTTGACGCGCCGCAGCTTGCGGTACCGATCCAGTTCCTGGTCGAACTTGGGGTTCTTGACCATGAAACCGATGCTCGGCCACAGCGCCTCGTCGCGCGCCAGTTCGAGAGTCTCGTCGCCCATGTCGGTGCGACTGATCTTGATCTCGCTGACCAGACCGGCCTCATGGTAGGGGTTGGACGACACCACGCGGCCAACCACCCGCGCGCCCCGGTGATCCGGCGCGGGAATCTCCAGCGCGGCGGTGGCCGGAATCTTGCGGGTCTGCGACTCGATGCCGTTGAACGCGCTGCGCGAGAACACCTCGTCCCAAACTTCGTTGCGGAACGGCACCTTGGTCGCCTGCTCGTAGGGGACGGCGAGCACGGTGATGATCCGCTGACCGAAGTCGACGCCGTCAATGCGGACGCCCTCGGACCGGGTTTCAATCATCGGGGTCATGCTGCGATCCTCGTCGTTGGCGGGGTTCTTCGGGTCGTCAGCCATCAGGTCACCTTTCGACTTCTTGGTCAGATTACCGCAGCGTGGTCTATATCATGACCATCATCTTGTCGCGCCATTCTTCGCGCGTACCGAATCTCCACGCTTTCCTGGGCGCTCTGGTGTACCGCGTGACCAGGCTCTTGCCGTCATCGTGGTCGACCAGCGAGGGAATGCTGTAGCTGACGCGGTGCCCCTCGCGGCGCGCCCACAGCGACAGCGCGCGGTCAATCGGGCGAGTGTTGTCCTTGGGCAGGCTGGCGGTCAGCGACGGCAGCAGTTCGCCGCGCACCGCCAGCGCCACCGCGTGCAGGATGCGCCCGTTGGTGACCAGCCAGTTGGCCCGCTGCACGTCCAGCCGGGCCAAGGTGGCCTCGATGTAGCGGTCCTCGATGTAGCCGCGCCCCAGATAGAACGACACGATGGGGGTCGGCGCCACGGCCAGCGCAGCGAGGGCTTGGTCGCGGAACCCGTCGACGGGCACCGCATCGTCCTCCAGCACCAGGTTCCAGTCAGCCGGTTCCTGTGCATGGAGCTGCCACACCTGGCGGTGATTCCAGGTACAGCCCCGCGCGGCCTCGTCGAGGCTGAGGCAGTCGGCTTCGACCGCAGTGCTCAGCCGCTCGCCCATGTCACCACGGCGAACGTCTGCCACCACCCCGATCCGCAGACTCATGCCACACCCGTCGTCAACGCCCTGATCTGCTCCGGTGTGGACGCGGTCTGATACAGCCGCAGTCGCAGCCGGTTGCGCGCGGTGGCCTTGCGGTCCTCCGGCGACAGGTGTGAACCCTTGCCCCCGGACAGGTGGTACAGGTGGTAGGCCGAGCCTTCCACCCATTGGGTCGGGCCAGCAGCCACATCGAACGCGATCTTCATCGCGTCGTCGTCGTACCAGGCTCCCTCGAACTTCTCGTCGAACCCGCCGACCAGCTCGTAGCTCTGCCGTGACACCACGTTGACGGCGCCGATGCTGCCCCGGTGGCCTTTCACCGGGTGCTTCTCGCAGTCCACCGGGTCAACCTCGTGCGCGCGGACGCGGCGCGAGTCGGCCTCGGTCAGCGCCATAAACCAGGAGAACGGGATCACCATGCCCGGCGCGTCCGTCGCCAGGCCGACAGCGCGGTCGATCTGATCGTGGCTGATGATGATGTCGGACTCGGAGAAGATGAAGATGTCGGCGTCGGTCTGGTTGACCGCGCGGTTGTAGGCGGCACTGCGATTGAACTGCGCGTCGCCGTCGCGGCCATCGCTGCTGACGATGATCTCGCAGTCGTAGTGAGCCCAGTGCTCGGCCACCCGCGTCAAGTTGGCCAGGCGCAGCGGGTCACGACCGCGATCCCGAAACGGGATGATGACTGCCACCTTCATCGGGTGTTCACCTTTTGAACAGCCTGCAAGTACTCCCAGTTGACGTCGGCGTAGCCCTTGCGCCACTCGTCCTCTTGGAAGTCGGTCAGCTTCTGCGGCCCGAACCCCAGGTGGGCGACGGTGAAGCCGCGCAGCACCTTGCGGGGGAACAGGTTGGCCGCGCCTTCGTCACCGATTCGGCTACCCGGCGGCCAGGGCCGGTCAGCGATCATCTCCGGCGACCGCCGCCCGATACGCCGCTCGAGCTTGCACAGCATCTCCCAGTGCATCCCGATGAAGTTGATCGACAGCCACGGCTCCAGGTTTTCAAGGCTAGTGGGCCTGCGCACCAGATCGCGCCAGTTGTCAAGGAAGAAGCGGTGTGCCAGTTGGGCGTACTCGTTGCTCTCGTGCACGTCGAGCAGGGGAATGTCCAAGCCCAGGAATCCCTGCCACAGCTCCGGCATGTAGGGGGTGCAGGCTCCGTTGTTGACGACCTCAGCGGTCAGGATGTGGTCAGGGTTGCGGTCGATGCAGTCCACGAACTCGGCGAACCGCTCCGTCTGGATGAACACCACATCGTCGTCGACCTTGACGAAGCGGTGGTGCTGGTAGCGCGGGTGGGTGTAGTGCTTCCAGACGTGGCTCATCCGCGCGATCGCGCGGGGACCGGCGAACCTGTTGATGACGTTGTACTTGCGGCGCAGCGACAGCAGGTAGTCGCAGTCCTCGGGGTCCCTGGCCAGATTCCAGATGTCGAACTCGACTCGCGG